CTTCGGTTGTAAAAACGTCGACCCGGCTAATTCCATCACCTTCCGGAACATCAAGCGCAATTGTCACCTCGTCCTCGTAATCCCCGCTTTCGTTTGTCCGCTGGGCAACATAAGCCGTTGCGTCAAATTGCGGCTCGTCTGCTGTTACGCGGAACGACCGGCCTGAATCACTCCAGGTGTAACCCTCACCAATCATAACCCATGTTGTGGGCGTTGCGGCGGCGGCTGTCTCATACAGAAACCGGCTATTTGTTTGGGTTATTTTATTGTCGGCCATATATTCAAAATGCCCGGCCCGTCATGCAGACAGACCGGGCAAACGGAACCAATGCGCTGTCGGGATTACTTGGTTTTTGGAGCTGTTTTTTTCTCGGAACTCGGCAGAGATTGAGAAATGTCACGGCGTCTTCGAAATGGTGGGCGGCGATATTCTTGGATCTGGATATATTTCCCGCTTGGGTTATCCCTCTCCTTATCGAACGCCTGCTTGATGATGTCGGCGTCGTCGCTGATTGCAATCGCCTCCATTTCACCATTGCGTTTCAAGCCAATTAATATGTTTGGTTTTGTTACCATTTTTTTTAAGAGCTGATGATTCTTTTCAATGCTGCGGTGTTGCCGACTGCTACTCCATAAAGCAATCCGACCGAGAATTTATATTGTCCACCGTCGCGGTCATACCATGCCCGGAACTGCAATGGGATGCCTGTTTTTGGGTCAACGGTGTTTAAAACCTGAACCCTCGGCGTTACTGGCTCAGCCACTGTTCTGGCTGCGATCAACAAGGCACAAGGGTGACAGACAAACCCGGTCAGGTTTTCGCCGTTGTTAGGAATGCCTTCATACTCGTGAATCCCAAAACCGTGAATCATTCCGGCGGCGTGATTTCTGACCGCATCAGATGATCCGTAAGCGCTGGCATCCTGAATTGCTGCATCCTTTTGCAAACTGGCGTTGTAGGTTGGCAACAGCATTGCAGACCGAAGCGATTTTGGAACCTTTGCGGTTGATAGCGATGCGGCCAAGTCAGCCAAATCATCGCTATCAAAGTTTGCTGCCGTCGATGTCAAGGGCGTAGGAAAGTTCGCCGCTGTCACTAACGCCAGCAAATCATCCGCAACAGATTTGCAAGTTGCTTCAACTGCTGGTTCAACAAATACCCGCTGCAACCAGTCAACATTACCAACCAAAGAAACCTCTTTGTCGGTGAACCCGGTCACAAAGCCCTTGAAATTGGACAGTGTGACCGTTTTCGCCGTGCTGGTAACGTCTGATGCAGAATAACCGCTTGAGAGATCCTGAACCGTGGCGCTTGAAGGAATGCGTGTGGTTACACTCGCCCCACGGTTGCGGATGTCCTGCGAAAAATCGCGGGTAAAAGCAGACAGCATGAAAAACTGGCTCCCCAGGTAATCAAGCGTTTGCTCGGCTATTGCCGCGAGGTTTATTCCTCCAAGTGTATTTGCCATATGTCAGGCTTAGGCTGATTTGATTCGTTTAAGTGCGGTCGCGTTTCCTGCAGCCACACCATAAAGCACGCCCATGGACACCTTGTAAACACCGGCATCAGGGTCATACCAGGACCGGAATTGCAACGGCAATCCTGTGCTTGGATCTGTCACGTTCTCAACCTGCAAACCTGGATCACTTGGCGTTGCTGGCTGACGTGCTGCCAGGAGCAAAGCGGAAGGATGCAGGGCGATTGCGGCGAGGTTTTCAGAGTTGGTCGGTATGTCTGAATATTCAAACAAATTGAAGCCATGCACCCGGCGTGCTGCGTGCTCCCTGACTGCTTCAGAACCGGCATATGAGCTGGCATCCTGAACAATGGCATCCTTTTGGATGGATGCGTAATAGGTCGGAGGCAGCAACAAAGCGCGTTCCGCTTTCGGCACTTTCGCAGTGCTTAAGTCAGCGGCCAGATCAGCGATTTCATCCACGTCGAAATTTGCGGCGGTGATGACTTCGTTGGCTGAAAACGTCGCATTCAAAACCAACGCCAGCAGGTCATCCATGACCTTGTTGAGCGTTGCCTCCAATGCTGGCGCCATAAAGATGCCTTGCAGCCAGTCCAGGTTTCCAGCTTTGGAAACTTCCGCATCTGTAAACCCGTAAACGAACCCGTAAAACTTGTTTAGGGTGATCGTTTTGGCGGTGCTGGTTACATCGCTTGCTGAGTAACCGCTTGAGAGGTCTTGGACCGTTGCGGCACTAGGAACGCGGGTTGTTACAGACTCGCCACGACTGGCAATGTCTTCCGAAAAATCACGCGTAAAAGCGCGAAGTGGATGGAACTCATAGGATAAATAGTCCAAAGTTCCTTGGGCGATTGCGGCTAGGTTGACTCCGCCTAATGTGTTGGCCATAAGTTATTTAGAGTTGAGGCTTGATGTGTTCGAGGTAAAACGCGCGTTTCTCTTTAGAGTTGGTCAGCGCGTTATGTTCGGCCCAAAGGTCTTCAAGGTTTTTGTCCTCTCTGGCTTCGGGATTAGGTTTGTCCTCGACTGGTGCTTCAACGCCTTGCTTTGCCACAATATCAGCGGCCTGCTGTGCTGCGCTCACTTTGCTTTCTTCGAGAGATGCGACCTGTTTTGTCAGGTCGGTGATTTGGTCTGATGCCGTTTTGAGTGCTGTTGTATGCTCTGCCTTCAGGTCGCCCAATTCCTTTTGGTGGGCTTCCTTCAGCGCCTCAATATCGGCTTTAAGCTGATCACGTTCGTTTGTCGTTGCCTCAAGATCCTTCTCAAGCACAGCGATGCTTTGATTAGCTTCGATCAGGTCCAGATGTTTACCAAAAAGTTTTTTCATCTTATTAAATGGGATTAAAAGTCTAAGTTAGCAGCGTCAGAAGCTCCGACAAACTGTTGACCACGCCGTTGGCAAGCCCCGCTTCAACAGCTTCCACCCCTTCAAACGTTTGGCCCTCCATGTTTTCTTTTGGAATGGGTCGGTTGGTGGTAGCTTCTGATTTAAATCTGGCGTGCCACTTGTCAACGCTGGCTTGCATGCGATCCCTAGCGTCGTCGGATAATGGTTTAAAACCGGCATAATCAAGCTTGTGTTTCCCGGCGCTAATCGCGTTCACTTTGAGGCCGAGGTTTTCAAGCCACTTAGATTGATCAAGCAATGCAACATATACCCCAATTGATCCAACACTTGCGGATTCGCTTAAAATCACGTTGTCCGCTTGTGCTGCTAACCAGTAGGCAGCAGATGCGGCCATGCCCTCGGTATATGCTGTGACTGGTTTCTCGATGCCGCGGATCTTGCTTGCAAGTTCCGGAAGCCCTACAACAGTTCCACCCGGTGAATCGACATGCATCAAGATGTGTGAAACATTCGGATCATCAGCGGCGCCCATTAGTGAATCCTCAATGTCATCGTAATCAGTCATGCCGAACCATTCCTTATCAATAGCGTCCAGGTTCTTACCAAGCGCCCCATGAATTGGAACAACTGCAACACTGCCACGCATGATGTATTTCTTGCCCGGATCGCTGGTTCCACGCATTTCTCGCGGGTCCATGACCGACATGCATAGAGTTTGCAGGTATTCCGGGACTATCGCCCAAAGGTCATTCGTTATTTTGTGCAGCAGCTTGTGATTGATCATCGTTATCAAAGGTTGGGTTTGGTTGACGTTGGGAGAGAAGGTTTAATGCGGCGTCAATTTTGATACCGTATTTTTCAGAGATGCGTTTAGCCCTATCGAGCAGGTCAATTGTTTCAGCCTCGGTCTGATTACGAAGCTCCTGCCAGTCCTGGCCACGTTCCCCTGCATCCTCTGACAGTGTGCGCGTTCCAAGTTTTAAGGCATCAGCATGCGCTTTGGATTCTCGCCCATAGTCAACAGTTATTTTTTTAGGTGCTTGCCAGCGGACTTTATACCAGGAATCACTTGGAGGTATGTCTCCGCGTTTAACACCTGATGCAATTACCCACCCCCAAACCCTATTGCAGAATTTGGCGCAAAGTGTTTCTTGACGTTCCTCAAATCGTCGCTGAGCTTTCTCTAGAATAAATCTAGAAGCGGTCCCTTGCTTTGCTGGGTCAACCACAAACTCATAAGGTAGCCCAAGTCCAAGCGAAACCTCGCGGGTTAAGTGTTCAATAAACCCTGTAAAAGTTGCGTTTGGACGGTTGCTGGCAAATGATTCAATGGATTCGCCAGTCCTAAGACGTGGAACCATACCGGCCTGGAATGTTTCCCAAGGAACGTTTCCGGTATCGGCGGCGGTGTAGCCTGTTTCGATCAGAGCCTCACCATCATCAGTTATCCCGGATTCGGATTTGATGGCAATACCAATGGCTGAAGCCATTTTGACGCCAATCTTCTCATACTCAAGAATGTCGATCTGGTCGCGGACGTGATCAGCAGCATGGGCAAGAGCGGTGATGCCGCGTAATTGCATCACCCGGTCAGGATCATAGACCAAAATGAAATCGTTTGATGAAACCTTCCGGAATGATTCGCCATCCCTTAAACTGTAAGCAACAGGTTTTCCGAATTTGTTTGCTGTTACCCCATCGTGATCAAGGATTTTCTTATCCTCCGATTCGATGACATGGGATTCCCTAAGTTGGAGCTGTGGGAAGGAGTTGTTGACCATCAGGAACCCAAGATCCCCGTCAACATCCATGCGGATTGATGCGATTTTTTGCATCTGCCAGAAATTAAACACCCCGGCAACGTCTGCAACCTTGGCCCATTCCTTGAAGTAATCCTCGTATTCCGTAGCAACATCGCCAGCTAACGATTGAGGCCTGAGTCCGCCGCCGACGGAATAACGAGCCATGTCGTTGATTGCACCCTGAACCATCCCGTTGTTGGCATACATCCACCGGGCATACCCCATAAGCCGACGCCTTACTCCTTTGTTAAGGGTGCTGTTTGAGTCCGCGACATTGTAAGGCAGGGCGGTCCGATACCTACCAACCTCGGCGCCTCGGTAATAGTTTCCGATGTAACCGCGTTTCTTCGGTTGCGCCTGCCTGGTTATTGGGTTTCCCCTATGGTCGAGGATCGTTTTCATCGTCCAAACCGGGCAAATGTCATGCGGGTGGATTTGGTTCCGCTAACCAATGATTTTTCGATTAAAACGTCCGTAAGCTGAACCGAAAGCTCTGCGGGACTCATCACGATTTGCTTGGTCCCGCTTTGTGAACTATTTGAAAACCCAATAGTTACGGAGTTGTTGAGAATAGCGTCAGCTACCTTATCTCGTAGAGTAAGGAGCCACGCATCGCTTTGAAGGCGGAGGAATGGTTTGACATTGCCCATTTAAAATATGGGCAAAAAGTCTAACTTTGATCAGGTTCGGAGTGCTCGATGAATAGCTTTGCGATAAGGGCGGCGACCACTTGCATGCATTCACAGTCCCAGGCATGGTTGTCCCGTCGGATCTGTTTCCACATCATTCTGGTCCTACCATTTTTATCCTGGTGCTCCATTTTACGTTCGGAGTCTGTTTGACGTGCGTATGCGTCAGCAAGATCGCCAAGGTCGCAAACCTCCCATGGTTGCGATCTGCCTGTTTTAAGGAGGTGAAGAATGTCTTTAACGGATGGGTTTGACCAGCGGAACACTGGCGGAGCTGTTCGACCTGTGGATGAAATTCTTGTTGGCTTAGCGTAAACACGTTTGACGGGTTTTCCGCTTGGTAGCTGGTGCTCATACCATTCCCGATCCTCACCCCTCATGCCCATCCATCCACGTTTCCCGCATTCGATCAAAACCTTTTCCCGTTGGTAGCCAACATCCAAGAACACTCGTTGAGGTGGGATGTTGAACTCCTTTTGCAAGGCTTCGATTTCCTCAAATGTCGTCAGCCGCCGAAACGCCAAACGCCTAGAAGCGCCTCCTTGCGCCCATGATGCGACGACCGCCCAAAATTCCTCAAGGTATTGCTGGCAATCAACCGTTAAAAAACGATGACTTTCATCCTCCCATGCCTCGGAAGGATCGTAGGCCGATGAAACAAGCTTCTCAACGTCGATGTGGTTTGATTCCTTCCATGTTTCAGCAAGTCGAAGCGTAACAAATTCTCTGAGCGGTGTAATAAATCCACCTGAAGCCGCTCTCTTGGCCTTAAGGAAGTCGACCACGAGCGATGACCAAGGCATAACTGAAGGCGGAAGCGTGAGTTGGTTAAATGAAAAGGATCTAGTTTTGGGTGTTGGGTTTGTGTTGGTCTGAATGTATCCGCCACCATTGACCATCAAGCGCCAATTCGATTCCGTGTTTTCGTGAGAATGTTTGCAGTGAGGGCATTCAAGGCGGACTGTTGGCGCCAGTTTCTCGAAGTCCCACTCACCTCCAGGCTTAACCTCGTCGGATGTATCCCATTTGATACAGTTGTAAAACGATGGTTCGAACAACTGAGCGCACCCTTGGCAGCGCAATGACCACACCTCGCAAGTGCCGCTTTGGTGCTCCATGTCGAAATCATCACCGGCATCCTCCGGAGTCGATGAAAACCAGAGCTTGCGGTTCCAGTAACGTGTTGTTCTAGCCCTTGCCCGTTTAACCATTCCCGGCTTCCACGCGCTGACCTCATCACCAAACAACCAGCGAATCGACCAACTCCTCAAGAAATTATTGTTGGCGGCTCCCATCTTCAAAGTGCATGAGGAGAAAAATATCTCAGTGTTGGTCTTTCGGTGCCTGTCCTGTGGAAACTGGTTTCGGAGCGGTTCGCAGGATTCAATAACCGGCAGCATCCTTTCCTTGGCAAAGTCTTTGCAAGCGTCCTCATCTTGCATAACAACCATTGTTGGCGCTGGGTAGTTGGCCAACGCATAAGCGGCGGCAACCTGCATTGAAATAGTTTTGCCCGTCTGAGCGGCACACTTAAGAACAATGGTTTCGACCTCTGGATCAGACACGCACTCAAGCGGCGCTTTTAGCCACGGCGTTTCGTCAGGCTTGAACTGGTTCCCATACGGCGATTCCCGTAAGCGCAAACTTTTCTCCGCCCACCGATAAACCGGCGAATCGTCGTATGGAGCAAACCCAAACTCAAACGCCCTTGAGCATTCGCTTAAGGTCTGCGGTGGTAAACTTATGATTTCGGAGCTTTTCAAATGATTCGTTCACGTAGTCCTTGAGCTTCACTTGCATCGCCGCCGGGGATAATCCAGCCAACAGCGGCGGCATCTTCTCGACCATTTCCAACCAATGCTTTCGAGTCGCTAAAACCTGCGACTGGTAGCCAGTGCGGACCTCTTCAATTGGCATGTATTTTCCCTTACTCACATCCAGCTCGAAATCAAGCTTGGCTATCTGGCGTTTAATCTTCTCGATCTCGTACCACTCGCGGCTTCCCTCTTCAGCTTGGTTTTTCTCGGTCCTGTTCTTGGCGGCTTCCAGAACTTTTTCCGGGTCGTAAAGGTTGGCTTTCTTGTCAGTTCCTGCAACCGGGATTGACTGCAAAAGGTTTCGGACTTGGTGATGTGATAGGTCCAGTTTTTCCCCCACTGTTTTCGCATTCCATAACTCACTACTTGTGTGTGTGTTACGTTTTCGGGGTTTGGTCATGGCTTTTTTTTGCGATGCGGAAACC